AATAAAAAATTCAAATTTATATATTTTTTTTTAAATAAAAAAGAAAAAAGTAAATTATTTTTTAAATGTGATGTTTCCTGCTACTTTCTCAACACTCCTACCAACTACATACCCACCGATACCTAATTGTAATAAGTTCCAAAACTCATTCTCTAAAGGCGGAATAGGTAAGTTAAATAAAGGTGCAATGAATTTAACATAGATAACTATAAAACCAAAAGCTAACATTAGTATAGGTCGCCAACTTCTCTGTAACCAATTACCAGTAGCTTCCGTAACAATTATTTCAGTTTGTAGTTTCTGTAATTCTAACTGCTGCTCTTGAAGTACTTTAAATATCTCGTTCTTCGCTTTTAAGCGTTCTTCTTCTGTGGTAAATAGTTTGTCTATTGCATTACCTATTTCTTTAATTACACCACCTGTAAACCAATTTAGTATCTTTTTCATATTATTCCCATCTATATTGAAATTGAAAAAATAAAAAATATAAATTTAGTTCTGAAAAATTAAAAGATTTCTCTGGTCTAAAATATTGCCACCCTACAATCATTGCATCTGGCATTAATAAAATTAAGTTTATTTCCATAATTTATTAGTTTATAAAATCTACTAATAACAAACTAATTAGTAGATAAATTTGCCAGTTATTTCATTTACTGGCGTTTTTTAGAATCATATTAATAACTTTAGAACTATTACTAACCAACCTAATACCATTAGTAATTTTGGATACTTTACACAGTCAGTTCTTATTATTCCCCCCATAATAAACACAACCGTATGAAGCAATCCTCTTAATAAGTCCAAATTACATTCTCTGATTTTTCTTTGTCATCGTCTACGTGAATAAATGCATTTGCTACACCTATTCTATTAAAGCCAACCCTTATAAGGGCGTTTAAGACAATATATCTTGTTCTACTATCCTTTACCCTTATATCAACTGCAAGACCTTTTAAATGACTTGAATTGGGTTTACCACCTATTTTTTTGTTTTGTTCTACACTTCTATAAGCAGAATTAATAATAAAAGGTATATCAGCTAATTCTCTTGCCTCATCTAATTTTGAAAGAAAGTCAGCATCCATTTTATATTCTACTTCTTTAAAGTATTTACTCAAAACTATATATATTTAAAATAAATTAAAAAAAATTAAATAACAGTACTCGCTAATTAAGTTTTTTGCTTAATTCTTTACTATGAAACATAAAAAATTACTTACGTTTTTTATTTAGGTTAAAAATCTTCAATACTGTGTAAACAATAGACACTACTAAAAGCGTTATCTTTAGCCATTGTTCTATATTGGAAAAACTCGCCAATGTCAATGTAATTGAATTTATAAACGCTAATTTAATGTCTTGCATTTCCACTATTATAGTTTTAAATATTCATAATCTAATCCAAAAAAAGAATGTACACCATTACCATCTATATCTATTGAGTAAGATTTCCAACCGTAAGGATGGTCTACTTCTTCATCTTCTGTAATTTCTGAATCATCCCATAAAACGTCTAAATGCCATTTATCAGATAATACAGGAGCGGTAGTTTCTTCTCCGTTTTCATCATAATCACCTTGCTCTAAAACGATGTTACCTAATTGCACAATAGAACTTTGAGTAGTACCTAAAGCATCAATCTTGCTTTGTGCTTGTTCTTTACTGTTAAAAGCATATTTCGATATTCTCATATTATGATGTTAAAGAATTTAATTCTTGTTGTGTTTTAAAATCATTATAAACTTCTAACTTTATTATCTTTATAGGATTTAACCCTCCAACGCTATGTGATATTTCTGTAATTGTTGGTAAATTTCCAGTTGGTGCTGTTGTGGCGATTGTACTTCCGTTATGCGAAAATCGTAAAGACGTTCCACTATATGAAAAAGAAATAGTATTTATACTATCTGCATTTAAAGACAAAGCACCATCAACCATTCCATTTGAAGTTAAACCACTTCCGTAAATATCGTAATTGTTAGGAGCAAACCCCTCTAAAGCTATTTCATTACTTCCATCAGAAAACCTTAATAATTCATAAAAATCAGTATCAATTCCCATAGGAATAAATTTCAAAAGCACTGTATTTGTATTTGCAACCGTTGGTAAAGATGAAAAGTCACTATCACAAGTTTCTGCATTACGAGTAGCTATACTACCTTGCGTTGGTATGTAACTTGTAGCATAGTTTCCTAATTCTACTTGACCGAAAGCAATATCTATAACATCATCTTCGTTATCAAGTATAACACCTAATCTAATAGATGTAAAAGTTGCTCCTAAAGTATATTGTCTGTCAAACCTTTGCCATTTATCACTTATAGTTATTGTTTCTTGACTTCCTGTTGTAGTATCTCCAACCCTTAATGAACAACTTGTAGTATTTGAACTTTTAATATAAATACTTCCTGTATAAACTCTGGCATTTGATGGGTCAGCAGTAACTGTAACTACTTGTTGGATAACTTTATTACTTCCAGATGTAGCTGTAACTCTACACCCTGTGTTTGTATCAGATGGGTCTGTTATCGTGTTAGGTTCTTTTGTCGCATCAAATACCACCCACCCACTATTACTATAATCTTGACTTTCGATTATTAAATTCGTTCTCTGTGGTTCTAATATATGGTGCGGACACCCTGCAACGCTACCACTAATTAAATTGTAATTTAATCGTGATATTCCACTCTCAACTGTTTCTATCAGTCCCTGTGAGTTTGTTCTTGTTGCTGAACCACTACGAGAAAAAGTAAAATCCCCTACGCCACTTAATGGTGCTACGGAATAAAACTTTGTGCCTTGTGCGGATGGTATTAATACTAATTTTGGCTTATTACTCATATTACTTTATTCATCTTCTTTTGGAATAGATTCATTTAGTATTTTTACGATTTCTTGTGCCAATGGCAATACTGCAATAGGCATACTGTTAATGACTTGGTTTACTCTTGTAATCTGTTCCTGCGTAATTTCCATAATTTTAATTTTAATTTATACTGGTAAATCTTGGTACTCGTCTTGATAATCACTTGGTAAATAACTTTCCATTTCTGCAATTTGTTCAGCACTTAACTCATCTTTGTAAAAGTCATTTGCTAAAACCCATTTAAAATGTTCTTTGATTGCTTCCACATTTTCATCAGAACCTATCTGTGATAGTTGGTCTGGTATCTGTGAAGTAATTACCTCTTTGTGGCTTTCTTCTGTGTTTTCTGTTGTTATTACGTTCTTGTACATTTTTTATTTATTTATGATTTTAATAATTCAATTTCTGCTTTTAATTCTTTTATAGCTTGCACAAGCACTGGTACAAGTTTTCCATAACTTAATTCTAACTTATCTGGATTCTCGTCATACACTAATCGTAAGGTGTCGTTGTCTAACTCCTTAACTTCTTGTGCTATAAAACCAAAGTCTTTTTTACCTTTATTAGATGAGTAAAATTCTTCTCCATCTTTATTTGTTTCTGCTCTATTATCCCATACAAACTCTCTTGGCTGTAAAGCATCAATGAAAGCAAGTCCATATCCTAAATCTTTTATATCTGTTTTATCTCTTTCATCAGATAGTGAAGTTATAGAAGTAACCGCACAACGTAAAGTAGCAACAGATGAGTTACCTAAAGTTACTTCGTTTGAAACAGTAGAACTGCTTTCTTGAGCACCAAAACCTATGTTTGTTATATTGGCTCCAGTAGAAGTTCCACCAGTTGAAGCACCTATATTTGTACGATAATATCCAGTTGTATTACTATCATCAGCTTGCCATCCAACAGCAGTATTGTGTGCTGCGAATTCTTGGTCTTGAGCTTGTAATGCTTGATAACCAATAGCTGTGTTTCTCTGCCCAGATGTTTCTGTATATAACGCTCTAAATCCAATAGCAACATTGTCGCTACCGCTTGTTTTTGCTCTTGCAGCATCTACACCAATCAAAGTATTGTAATTACCAGTATTATTTATTCCTGCTTCATATCCCATTACAACGTTAGAAACACCAGTTGTATTAGTGTATCCTGCTTTATATCCTAGGTTTGTATTATTAGTTCCAGAAGTTTGTGAGTAACCCGCATTGTGACCTATTGAAATAGTAGCCGCAGCAGTATTAACTCTACCAGCTTCTGAACCAATAGCTATCGCATTGTCTCCAGTATTTGATATTCCAGCTTCTGAACCTATCAAAACAACCATATTACCGCTTGCAGTGTCTCTACCAGCCGCAGTTCCAATTATAGTCGCGTTATTTCCAGACGTTTTTGCAGCTCCAGCACTTTTACCAATTATAACGTTTGATGCGGCAGTTGTTAAAATTTTACCAGCATCATTTCCTAATAAAGTGTTATTAGCTGCAGATGTTAAAGCATTACCTGCATCAATACCCAAAACAGTATTACCTTGTGGGTTTCCAGATAAACCACTTGGCACTTCTCCTACATACAAAGAATCTGTATCAACTAAACAATCACTTAATCCATTCAAGTCAGAAGCACCACCACCACCAGCGGCTTGTAATTCTAATTTACCTGCACTTGAATTAAAAGTTAAAACATCGCCATCACTTGCTCCGCTTTGGATTCCTGGAATTCTAAAAGATGTAATACTTGCATTTCCTAAAGTTATTTCATTTGATACAGTAGCTGAACTTGCATCTGCTGTTCTACCTATTACTATATTGTTTTCTCCAGTTGTAACGTTATCCCCAGCTTGAGCACCTATAAATGTATTATACCAACCAGAAGTTAATTGAGCTCCAGCTTGATAACCTACAATAGTTGCTTGACCTCCGCCAGTAACTGCTGCACCAGCTTGATGACCAATGGCTACTGATGAATTGTGAGTTGAGCCAGAAGCATTACCAGTCATTGCTTGTGTTCCAATAGCAACATTAAAATTTCCAGTATTATATTTACTTGCCTCATTTCCCATTACTGTTCTACTACTTCCAGTTGTATTGTTGTACCCAGCTTGATATCCTATATTCGTGTTACTTGCTCCAGAAGTGTTTGAGTACCCTGCTTCACCACCTATTGAAATATGACCATTAGAAGCATTATTTTTCCCAGACTTATATCCTACATATACTGAATAAGCACCACCAGTACCAGTTCCACCAGATAATGCACCTAAAGCAGTATTACCGATTGTATTTTGATTTTGCAAAGCTTGGTATCCAACCGCAGTATTTTCGTTAGCAGTTGTTAAGGATTTAGCAGCATCATTACCTATAAAAGTATTTTTTACTCCACTTGTTAAAGCAGTTCCAGAATCAATTCCTAATATTGTATTATTTTGTGGATTTCCACTTAATCCGCTTGGTACTTCCCCAACGTAAAGTGAATCGGTATCAACTAAACAATCTGTTAAACCATTTAAATCTGTTGCTCCACCACCAATATTAGCAGGGTCTATACGAACATTATCTGTTCCATCATAACCAACCACAAAATCCACATTAGCTGGGTCGGTTTTTAAAGTAAATTCACTAAATTTTTTATTTGCCATTTTTTTGATTTTATTCTATTATTATATATTCGTCTTGTTCTGTTTGTAAAAAATCTCCATTCTCTGCTAATATTTCAAAGAAGGGTGTAGGTGTTGGGTCTGTATATGGATAGTAAATGTTTCCCCATCCATCTGGAGTTGGTAATCCCCACCAAGTACTATTGTATATTTCGTTTGCCATTATTGTTTTTTTTAGTTAAATACTTTTTCAATTTAACAACGTTTGATTTTTTTGGTTTATAAGTTGCTCTCATTACAGTACCCATCCGTTAAATAAATCGTTAGTGTCTGGACTTATGTCTTCGTTTGTATTACTGTTGTACTCTGGGAATATATCTTCGTGAAAATTAATATAATCTATAAATCTTCTTGTGTAGTACTCTGCAAAGTTTCTTTCTTTGTTTACCAAATAATCTACTTCCTCTTTAGAAACACTCTCTGCGTTCTCTGATGTATGCTTACTTATGCCACCGTTTTTTATCTGATAGGCTGCAAAAGGTAAATACTGCATCATAGCATAATGTATTAACATAGGTTGTACATAGTCATTAACTAAAGATAAATAATTACCACTTAAATTATCGGCAATAATATCAGCACTAATTTTGTTGTATAAATCAGTTCCTAAATAATTCTGTATATCTATCTGTTGTGCAATCTTAATGAACTGTATAAACTTGTCAGTATCTACATTCCCATCAAGAATACTATTCTTTACTAAATCTGTTCTGCTTATAAATAATGCTGTTGCCATC